TGGAGCTACTCTAGATTCTAATTCTGCTGGAACGTCAATCTCACCCATATCTTCCATTTTTCCATCTTGCATTAACTTAGTTTTGTTGTCTCTGATATTAGCCGCATCTCTTTCTTTTGCTTGAACAAATGAAGACTCAACTCTACCTGTTGCAGAAATTCTTTCTCTTTCTAAATCAAACTGACCACGCAATTCAATTAAACGAGCTTCCATATCCGCCTTTACCTTTTCAAGTTCAGACTTCATTTGGTATTCCATTTGGATAGTTTGTTGTTTAGCTTGCTCAGCTACCATAGCAGATTGTTGTTGGATCTGACCATTCATTTGTTGAGCTTGCATTGCTTCTTGTTGCTTCTTCTCGTTATTCTTTTTAACTTTATAAGCTAAGAATAATTCTGCTTGTTTAATGTTTTGAATGTTATTTAAACGTATAACATCATCGATATTAACCTGACCAGATTGTAAAGCAACTTTAACTAACTCGTCTAGCTTAGCTTTTTCTTCAGCTGTAGGCTTATCTACAATTGAAATACCATAAGTATATTTAGAAATTTCTTGAGAACGCTTTAATAACTCTACAGTTCCTAAGCCCAATGAATTTTCATACGCTTCACCGCCACCTCTTTTAATTACATCTTGTACACGTATAATGATAGCCTCTGATAAAGATTGAGCAATCGCTCTATCTGAATAGCTAATATCACTTAATGCGTTATTTGTTCCAGATGCTGCTAATTGAGCAACTGTAGTTAAGAACTTAGGATTAGGCGTAGAGCCGTCTGTAAGTTCATTTAAACCTAGAGTCTGACGAATCATATCTAGATTGTTGTTAATCATATTCCAGTACTCAGCGATAGCATTACCTACACCACCTTCTAATTGGTTGATAGCTGGAGGAACTTGTCTTCCATCTGCTGCTACTGAACGACTAACCAATACACCTCTCTGTAAGTATAAGTCGATGATATCAGAAGGACTCATAGCCTTTCCTCCACCAGATAAACTCACTTCTTCTAAAGCTGCTAGGTTAATATTAAAACCACGTGGAACAGCGGTATTTAATTCGTGTTGTAATCTATAGTAAGCTAATTGAATAGAGTCAGCGTAAGGAATAATAGCTTCCATACGGCTGAATGTTTTCATATCAAAGAAGTCAACTGCTCCAATATGGAAACTAGGTTTTGCTCTTGCTATGTTAATTGGATCACGTTTAACATTCCATTGTTTACCGTAGTCAAAACAAATGTTAGTTCCAACAATCCATTTAACTCTATATACACCTACAACTTGTTTTCTTTTAAACTTTTGTTTTTTATTATTAGTATCTTCAAATCCAGCTCTACCAAAAACAACATTTCCTCTTCTGTCAACTCTTTCTTCTCTAACTAAGTTATCTGTAGAATAAATCTCTAGGTCTAATACTTGAACCTTTCCTTTATTCCAAAAGTCATTGTATGTACCATAGTATGCATTACCTACTGGCATATTACCACGCCATTGGTTTGCATTTGCATACTTATAAATAAACTCAATATCTTCGTTTGTTAATTCACCATTACTCATTTGAATTAACTGAGCAACTGGAACCTCTAATACTTCACCTGCATATCTTAAATCTCTAAAGTCAGGGTACGTACAGAAGTTAGATAAAAATCTTCTAGGGTCTACTCTTCTAAATCCTACTAAACCATCTTGTTCGTAATCTTTAAATATAGCAACACCATAGTCAAACTGATCTTGTAATTGTTGTCTACGTTGTCCTTCGTAATCGTTTTGGTCAAATACCAACTCAACTACTAACTCAGCTTCCATAGATGTCTTATGACGCATACCTAATTCAGCAACTTCAATTCCATCTAAATCATCTGGCTCTCCAGGGTTAGCCATAATCGCTGCACTTTCCGCTAGATCTGGTCTTCCTTGTTTTTTAAATTCTTCTCTAAGAATAGCTTTTGCTTTCATTTCAGCAACTAGCATATCCTTTTCAGATTGAGCAAACGGATCCACTGGATCTATTTGAATATCATAGTTTTGTTTCTCTAATAATCCTAAAGCTGTTCTTCTGAACTTAGGTATAATAGGCAATACAGACCAGTCAACAACAAGGTTATTGTTATTGGGATCTTGATCTGGTGTTAATACTCTTTTGTATCTTTCTATAGATTGACGGCCTTGAGCGTATGTTTTAATCCACTCATATTTGTCTCTAGATCTATAACCGATTGAACCAAATGGAGTATCTCCGTAGGAGTTAAATGCTGCTTGCGCAAATTGCATCAACCAAGGTTTTGATTCTTTTTCTTTAGGGCTTACATCCTCATTTGGGAATAAGGTCCTTGCATTGCTAATTATTTCTGCTGACATCTCGTCTTATTAGTTGTGTTGATATAATACGCTTTAAAAACCTAGTTTTTTGCCCAAAAGGTTGCTAGAGCTCTTTCCCCTCAAGAATGGCAGTACATTCAAAACGTCAATATCTTCTTTCTTTTCCACCTTTGGATTGTACTTATGATTGTTAATTAACATAAGCGCATAACCTGCCGCCATTGCGCTATCCGACTTGGTAGTATCTCCTGGATCAAACTGTAACCACTCCTCTATAAGACCTTCAAACCAAACATTGTTTATGTGGTCATTTATGTACTGGTCTGTTAATTCGGCCATATATGTAGTGGTCTTTAGCGTAGCTGACAAGCCCCTTGTAGTCTTATCTGGAGGCATAAAGCAGAAGTCTGCACAACCTTTCTCCTCAAGGTAATAAATGATACCTGGTTTATTGTTCTCTATAAGCGCATTACAGCCATAAAAGCATAAAGCCATACGTACGTCCTCATAAAAGGTTTCAGGAGAATCTGGGCGATTACAATAGTAAAGAACAGGGCTCATATCGTACTCAGTAGGAGACAATGGGTTTGCCTTTTTAAATATAACCATAGCTCCATTAGAAGCTCTTGACTCGTGAGACTTACTTACCGTTTGGTGAGAGAATGGATCGACACCTGCTGAATACATAGAACTATTCATAGGTTTAATAACGCTTCCTTTCTTTTCAAAAGCATTTGGTTTAGCTGGCATCTCGGCAATTAAGAATCTACCGTTTACACTTTCTCTAAACTCAACCTCAGAATCCCTAACGCCATCTTTCCATTGGAAGTTTCCTTTCTTTAATCTAGACTTGCTCCACTTTAATATATCCAGCCTATCGTTTAACAATATCGGATTGTATACACAAACAGAGCTATCTGATTGGAACGCTTCTTTCTCGTCTAATGGCTCCTTTCTTTTTGCAGAAGACAAAGCTCTTGGATCTTCTTTCAAAGATTCTCTTTCTTCCAATATCTCCGCTCTAGCTAATTCTTTATTTGCTATACCATATCTTGGATGGAGATGTCTTGTTTCATCTGCTGCCACAAAGAATCTAGCAAGACCACTGGCTGTTCTCTTTCCTTTCTTTTCATATTGGTTTGAGTTTTTCCATAAGTCCAACATCTGACTACCACCAGCTTCCATTTCCTCTACCGTTGTTGTATGGAAAGACTTTCCTATTATCTTACCCTGGTCATCAAGTAAACAATACTTAACGACATTCCATCTATCCCTAATATCTAATAGCGTTACCTTACCAATCTCATCGTGTAGATAGTATCCTAGTTTCTGTCCGTCATAAGCAGTAACTCCAGAAGATCTGAAGTCAATACCTGACATCAACTCTTCCTCATCTAATTCTAGTTTACCAGTAGAGAACTTAAGACCAGTTGCTGGAACCTTTCCTGTTAAAGGAACGTCCGACAATGGCCTAAAGAAAGAAGGTAACTTTCTATATGCATTTATAATTGTTTTTCTAAATAATATTTTTGCATCCTCATCTGTCTTAGATTGGATACCTGCCCAGAAGTTTTCACTTCTAGATGCTGCCTCTAATGCAATACAACCTGCTGTAAATGACTTACCAGATCTACGTTTAGTTACATACACAATGCCAAAACTTTCTGGATCCTCTACATTGTAGTCCCAGAAGTAAAACAACTCTCTATCTTTATCTCTGTATCTTGGAAGACCAACGTCCATATGATAGCAGGACAAGTAATACCAATGAACACCTGTAATGTAAGTGGGCTCTCCGTTGTTACTAAACCAATGTCCACTCAGTCTTCTAATCCAACAATATCTTTTAAAGTCCTCCAACTCTGGATGGATATATTCTGGATCTTTCTTTTGCTTTGCCTGTTCTTCTTTCTCCCACTTTTGATACTCTTGAAATCTAGGATCTGGCTCCCAATAACACAACTCCATCTTAGTTGATCTACGCTCAATACCAAAGTATTCCCACTTAGAAGTAAAGGGATTATACAACCATCCCTTTGCAGGTATATGGCAATTTAATCCTGCAATCTCTACTTCTGTAGATGACCAGTTCTGTTGCTTTATTGGTTTAAACATTTTTCTTTGTTAGTTTAGACATAGCCTCTGGAGTAAACATAGTTTTTCTATTGTGTTCCTCAATTAGGTCTTGGTCATTAGAGAATAACTTACCATATAGTTCATCTATAGAGTTACTCATATCTGCCATCTGATTAAGCATCTTGTTCTTAATCTCAACGGCTTTTAATATATCAATTTCTTTTCCGTTTTCAGAATCCTCAATACGCTTCGCTACACGCTCTGCATATTCAGTAAATGTAGACTCTAAGCTACATATCAAAGTCCAGGTTCTAGACTTCACTACCTTGGTTAAAAAAGAAACGGCAAGCTCGTAACTAGGATCTTGTGTGATCTCAGTCTCAAGTCTTGCCCATTCTTTTCTTTTGTTTATGTCTGAAAAATCCCTTACGGCAGGCGAATTAAAGTCATAAACCCAAGAGAGAAATGCTATCTGCTGTGTTATGTGTTTCGTGTTTGTGTTTCCAACAACTTCTTTAAGTCTTGGGTATTCAGATAGCACATCTCCGCAATATGGATTGATAATCATTTTGGCTACCTGTGTTTGTGCGTATTTACTCGTAGCCATAAATCCTATCTTTCTTTAATATTACAAATTCTGTGCCATCTTTAAATTTATACACAGATCGGTACATTTCTTGAAATAAAACTGTACTGTTGACAGGAACATCTATATCTCCTGACAAAAATGTACACTTACCTTGCTTGTACTTTGTAGTAATTGTATCTGGTATTATTATAAGGCTTGACTTTATTTCATTCTCTGGAATAGCCTTAAGTAGAATCCAATCGCCCACTGCTTTCCATTCTCCGTCAACTTTATGAGCCATAATAAAGCCTTCGTCGCAAAGCCACAAAAGCTTTCCATCAATATTGAAAACTCTATTAAACTTACGATCACCATTGTCATCAACAAAGTAATCAGCAGCCATATGATAAGAAATAGCAATTTCATCATCTTCCTTTATATTTAATTTACATCGACCACCTAAAGAGTAGACTTTTCCATTTACTTGAGCGTGTTGTTCAGGCTCAAAAGAAGGATCGATAAATAAAGTTACTCCGTTCTCGGTAGTAACAGTAGACTGGAGAATCTCTGGTACCTCAACAAATAGTTGACTACCAGGAGGCATAGATCTTTTACTCATTGTGTGTTTGTGTTTTATATTCGCAAAGATACGTAAATATCCGTAACTTATACTAATTATTTTCTTCCTTGGCCTCTATATGCTTTAGGCTTTGGAGTGTGTTTATTGTAAGACTTCTGTGCTTTACCTTTTTTTCTAGCACCAAAAGTTACTTTATTTGAATTGGATATTTGCTTTGACAT